GGAGACTTTAAAAAAGCGGCTTGAGTCTTTGGAAGCGCAGCGCCGGCAGATGGAAGCAAATTTAAATGCGATTGCTGGCGCTTTGCAAGAGTGTCAATATTGGTTAAATCAAATGACAGAAAAAGGAATAAACCATGGCGAGTAAACCTGGCTTATACGCAAATATTCACGCAAAAAAGGAGAGGATCGAGCGCCAAAAGGCTGCCGGTAAGACTCCGGAAAGAATGAGAACCCCAGGCACCAAGGGCGCACCAACTGCTAAAGCATTTAAAGAGTCGGCTAAAACTGCGAAGAAAAAGTAATGCCTTTAATTAAAGACATTGGCAAAAAGGCCTTTCAAAAAAATATAAAGGCTGAGATTGCTGCGGGTAAGCCAGTTAAGCAGGCCGTGGCAATTGCGTATTCGGTTAAGCGTGAGGCTGCAAGCAAAAAGAAGAAAAAATAATGGCCACATTATCAGATGTTTTGCGTGAAGCAAGATATGTGCCGCGCACTACCTTGGCTCAGACCCAAAAAGATTATGTTATGGGCATTGGCCCAACTGCCATTAAAAACTTAGCCAATCAGAGAGCAGACATGGATGCTGCGTTGGTAATGGGTGACAGAGGGGTTGAAATAGGTAATAGAGAGGCATTTGAGCGCCAAATTTCCGAAGCGCCAGGCTTAGTGGGGTCTACTTTAAAGCGCGGCGCTAATGTTGCTGGAATACCAATTAGAGAATTACTTTATCCTGGGCGCGGTGATTTAACGCCCGCCGAAAAGTCGGCCATTTCTAAATTTGAGCGAGATTTAGCAGTACAGGCGGTGCGCAGGCGCGAGGAGTTGCGGGCTACCGGCCAAGACATAGTGACCCCTACGCCTGGTTTGAACCTGATTAGCGAAATTGGTATGAACCCAAAAGATTTAGTGGGCAAAAGACTTGTGCCGGTATTTGGTGATATGTCTGCATTGGGCGGTAATGTGTCTCAGGTTAGGGGCGTACCGTTGAGTAAACCTGTAATACAACAAGCCGGCAGGCGGTACCCACTTATAAAGTCTAATGTTGCAGAGGATATTGCTTACGCGTCCGAACCGTCAGCTGCAGCCAGCAAAATAGCTAATTTTGGTAAATTTGGTGATGATGATGTTTTAGGCGTATTTTTGGCTGGTTCACCTAAATCGGTTGATTTTAGCCACCATATGGCCCAAGGTCTAGTACGCCAATTAGATACGCTGCGCCCGTCAAAAGATGCCATTCGGGAGTTTGATAGCGCCATAAAAAATTATGTAGTTATGAAACCAACACCAGATGGCACAAAAGTACCAACTCAACCGTTTAAAAAATTTGCCGGCATTACGTCGCCCAATATTGAAGAAATGATAATTTCTAAGACCAGTAAGGACTTTACGCCTGGGCAGCTGCGTACAGCAATATCAGATGAGATGGCTAAATATAAATTCCAAAAACTTGGTTTTCCTAATTACGAAGATTTATCAAAGGTAATGCTAGAGCCAGGTTTAAAGAAAGGTTTTGTAGGACAAACTGTTTTTGAGGCTATTCCTGGGCGTGGCATCCAAACCCCATCCTATTACCATCAATCTTATTCTGCGGGCATACCTGGGCGTTATGTTGGTGGCCTGCAAAACAAACAGACAGGAGACCTTGGTGTTCCAGCAGAGATGCTATTCCCTAAACTGTTTGCAGAAAAAAGGGCTAAAGGCGCTACCGATGAAAACATATTAGGCTCTATGCGACTGTCCCACCAAGGAGAAAAGTTTACTGCAGAGTCTCTGGACCCTCTGATGCAGTTTCTTGGGTATTGAGTTGAGCATGAACAAACCTCAATTCTTGGCACAACTCGGTCACAATTGAGGATATGGCGTTAAACCGCTCCTCATTAGTCATAGCAAGATACTCAGGTGCGTTGCGGACATAAGCATCACCAGTTTCTACATTAACGCCACAATAAAAGACTATTCGTTTCATTTTTGACTTTTTCTTAACGCAATATGTTTTTGTAGGATATGCCAGAACTCTGATTTAATGATTTTCATGCGTCTCTGGCCTCCATCATTGCATCTGCGACCACATAAGCATAAGAACCAATCCAGTTATCAATTTCGTCTATGTTAAGACTACGATCATCTGATTTACCAATAATGGCCTGCATTGCTTTAGCAGCAAAGTAATCCCGTAAGTCCATACCAAGATTCTCAATAGATTGTAGATACATCTTTTCGTTATCGTCTTGCAGAATCAAGGTCTTGTTTGTTGGAAATGCTTTCATAATCCCTCCATAAGAGTAAACAGTTTACAGCATAAGATTAACACAAACAACAAGAAACGATTTATTATTTAGTTACTGGAACTTATTGATTGAGTTAATCACTATGGCCGCACCGATAGGAAATTCTAATGCTGTGAAGGGCAAGATGTTTTATGACAGGCTCCGCAAGGTGCTGACTCAAGAACCTCATAAGCTAGAAAACATTGTTAAGCAGCTGATTACGCAAGCTGAACAAGGCGAGGCCTGGGCTGTGAAAGAGGTCATTGACCGGCTTGATGGTAAAGCCGTGCAGACTAACCAGGTTGAGAATTCCGATGGCACTCCGCTCTTGGCTGGAATCCAAGTAATGTTTGTAAAACCCCAAGATGCTTGAGATAGCAGAACAAACAGTAGCAAACGCTGAATTTCCCGTAAAACTGGCTTTTTTGTTTGAGCCCAAAAGATATAAGATTCTGTATGGTGGGCGCGGTGGCGCTAAGTCTTGGGGAGTTGCCAGGGCGTTACTGATTAAGGCAGCCAAAGACCCTATCCGCATCCTTTGCGCTCGTGAGTTTCAGGTCTCTATTAAGGATTCTGTCCATAAGCTGCTGACAGACCAGATTGATAGTCTAGGTTTGGAGTCCTTTTATGAGGTCACCCAGACCAGCATTCGCGGTAAGAATGGCTCTGAGTTCTTCTTTATTGGCCTTAAAAACAATATTACCAATGTCAAATCCTTTGAGGGCGTGGACATCTGCTGGGTGGAGGAGGCGCAGACTGTTTCTAAAACTAGCTGGAATGTCTTGATTCCTACAATCCGCAAGGACAACTCCGAAATATGGATAACCTTTAACCCTGAACTTGAGACCGATGACACCTATCAACGGTTTGTTATCTCACCGCCTACTAATGCAATAGTCCAAAAGATAACCTGGCGCGATAACCCTTGGTTTCCCATGACGCTGCGGGAGGAGAAAGACAACCTCCATATGCGGGACATTGAGGCCTACAACACAGTCTGGGAGGGCATTTGCCGTAAGACCGTAGATGGAGCAGTATTTGGTAATGAGATAACCCTTGCCGACTTAGAGGAGCGGATTACCCGCGTCCCCTACGATCCAATTAAGCCGGTCCATGCGGTCTTTGACCTTGGTTGGTCTGACAATACGGCCATCTGGTTTGTGCAATTTATTGGGTTTGAGATCAGATTAGTGCGATACATTGAGGACAACCAAAAGACCATGTCTTATTACATGGCGGAGATGCAGAAGTTTGGGTATCACTATGACACCATTTGGCTGCCGCATGATGCTGAGAACTCAACTCTAGCAGCTGCTGGGCGCTCGATTGCCGACATTGTTAGGGCAGCCGGTTACAAGGTACAGATTGTGCCAAGGACCCCAATAGCGGACTCTATCAATGCAGCCAGGACAATATTCAACAAGTGTTATTTTGATAGAGAAAATTGCCATCAAGGATTACAATGTTTAAGACATTACCGATATGATGTGGACCCAGATACTAAGCAATTTAGCAAAACCCCTTTGCACGATATATATTCGCACGGGGCCGATGCCTTTAAATATCTGGGATTAGTAGTAAATGAGCCGCGCAAATCGGTAGCTAAACGAGCCGGATTACTACCGGCTGGATCATGGATGGGATGACTATGGCAAACGATCAGCGTATACAAGACGCGCAGAAATTCCTAAGATACGCAAATGATGCGGACTCTTACAACCGACAGGATGCCCTGGACGACCTTAAATTTTCTTCCGGTGACCAATGGCCTGTTGAGGTACAGAACTCTAGAAACCTAGAGGCTAGACCTTGCCTAACCATTAATAAGCTAGATGGCTTTATCCGCCAGGTCTGTAACCAGCAGCGCCAAGCAAGACCCCGCATGAAAGCGCACTCAATGAACTCAGCTGCCAACGCCAAAGTCGCTGACATCCTAACGGGCATTTTTAAGCATATTGAGGTCAACTCGGACGCAGACACCGCTTACGATACGGCCTTTGAGTTTGCCGTGCGCATGGGTTGGGGTTACTGGCGTGTTGTTACTGACTATGTACGGGAAGATTCGTTTGACCAAGAAATCTACATTAAACCGATTGTTAACCCATTTACTGTTTACTTAGACCCTAACAGTCAGATGCCAGACGGCTCGGATGCTGAGTCTTGCTTAATTACTGAGGTAATGAGCAAAAAGGAATTTAGGGCCGAATACCCAAACGCAGACGATGGCGGTAACTTCAATATGCGTGGAACTGGGGACGCAGACGCGGATTGGGTTATGAAGGATGACATTCGAATTGCTGAATGGTGGTATACCGAGCGCAAAAAGACCAAATTGCTCATGCTTTCCGATAGTACGCAAGTCTATAAAGATGAGGCACCAAGCGCAGAAATGATGATGGCAGCCGGCATTGAAGTGGTGGCCGAGCGTGAAACAATGCGCAAGACCATCAAGTGGGCTAAGTTAACCGGCTTAGAAATCCTTGAAGAATCCACATGGATGGGTAAGCATATTCCAATAGTCCCGGTCTATGGCCAACAGCTGACGATTGACGATAAGCGCAAGAAGTATGGCATTGTGCGCATGGCTAAAGACCCGCAGCGGATGTACAACTACTGGCGCACCGCCCTGACTGAGTCGGTGGCTCTCGCGCCCAAGGCTAAGTGGCTATTGGCAGAGGGCCAAGATGAGGGCCATGAGAATGAGTGGAACCTGGCTAACATCAAGGCCACGCCTGTATTGCGTTATAAGCAAAAAGACATTGAGGGCCAGCCTGCGCCAGTACCCGTTAGATTACAACCTGAACCACCCGCAGCCGGCATCATTGAGGCTACAAGCGCGATTAATAACGACTTGCAAACCGTAGTTGGGATATTTGACCCGAATATGATGGCGCAAGGCAATCAATCTGGTAAGGCTATTCGTGGCCAGCAGATGCAGATTGATATGTCGAACTTCCATTATTACGACAATTTGACGCGCTCCCTTAAACAAACTGGTCGGATCATCCTAGACCTAATCCCTAAGATTTATGATAAAGAGCGGGTCATGCGGATCATTGGCTACGACAACCAGCCCGAAATGGTAACGATTAACCAACGGGCCGTGGATGAATCAGGCGCAGAAAAGATATTAAACGATGTAACCGTGGGCGAATACGATGTTTATATGGATACTGGCCCAGGCTACCAATCCAAGCGCCAGGAGGCAGTCGAGTCGATGATTCCTCTAATCCAAGCCAACCCTGAACTATTCCAAGCTGCCGGTGACCTAATATTCCGCAACATGGACTTCCCAGGCGCAGATGTGATTGCTGACCGCCTAGCTGCAATGAACCCATTGGCACAGATTGACGAAAAGGCAGACATTCCGCCTCAGGTCCAGATGCAGTTGATGGCCAGCCAAAAGATGGTTGCCGATATGCAGCAACAGATTGCGGCCTTGACCATGAACTTGCAGCACCAAACCGATGTGCAAAAAATGAAAGAAGAAGGCCAGACTAAGCGCAAATTGATGGATGTAACCTCAAGGGCGTACAACACCGAGACTATCAACGAGGCAAAAGTTAACCAAACCAACATGAAGTCGATTACCGACCAGAACCGGACTGAGTTAGACGCTATTACCAAACTGTTATTAAAGGGCATGGACTCACGCGCCCTGCAACAAGAAATGAATCGCAGAGATGCCGAACAAGGCCAAGTGGCTGCGTTTGCGGAGAGTGAAGTCAATATGAATGAGTCACCATTCTTGCAGCAGGAGATGGCGATTGCCCAGGAGCCAATGACTAACCCCGCAATGGATGACCAAATGATTGCGCAGTTTGCTGCACAA